TTCGAGTGCGCCGGACGGCCTCACGGGGCCTCTAGATGCCTCAAACGAGATCGAGGAGCCTCCGATGCTTCCGACACAGCCAGAGCAGAAGGACGCGCTCTCGGATTGCGTCTCGGAGAAGATTCCGACCTTGATCGCGGAAGGCTATCCGCAGGATCAGGCAGTCGCGATCGCGTACTCGATGTGCGCCGAAGGAAAGACGCTCGGCGAGATCGAGACGAAGGCTATCGGCGACATCGACACTCGGCCTCCGCAGTCGGTGGCCGACAATGCTCGCCGCGCTCTCGAAGTTCGCGCTCGCAAACCCGAGAGCGAGCGCGGAATGACCGCAGTCGGAATCGCTCGCGCTCGCGACTTGATGAATCGAGTTCGCCTCTCTGAAGACACGATCCGCCGCATGGCCGCGTACTTCGAGCGTCACGAGGTCGACAAGCAAGGCTCCACTTGGGACGAGCAAGGTCGCGGATGGCAGGCGTGGTACGGATGGGGCGGCGACGACGGCTTCGCTTGGGCAAAGCGAAAGATCGAGGAGTTCGATCGCGAGCGCGAGCGAAACTCGGAGCGCAAGAAGAAATGCGCTTGCGGATGCGGATCGTGCGATCCGTTCGAAGGCCTCTCGATCGACGACGCTTGGACGAAGGCACTCGAAGACATCGCGGAAGAGATCGACTGCATTGATGGCAAGAACTGCGGAGTCGGCTCTGAAGGATTCGAGGAAGGCAACACTTGCGGAGGATCGAGCGGCGGCGGCGGCGGATCGAGCGAATCGTCTTCGGCTCCGAAGGAATCGAAGCCTGCGAGCGACAAACCAAAGGCTCCAAAGAAGCCTCGCACGTCGAAGCCTGCGAAGGGATCTCCTCCGGCGGAAGGCATGACGAAGCCACAGTCGCACTCGGTCGAACTTCCCGCGAAGCCTTCGCGGATCACGATCGACGTCGCGGAGAATGCGTTCCGCGCGATGGGATACCAGATGACAGCATGGAAGCCATCGGCGACCGGAACGACGGTCACGCTGAAGGATGACTCCGGCAAGGAATCGAAACTACCGATCTCCGATGCGGTGAATCTCATCTATGCAAACTCAAGCGATCCGAAGGCAAACGCTGCTCCGGCAATGAAGCCCAAGAAGTCGATGCTCTCTGATCTCTGGACGAAGATGATCGAGGCCGACGAGATCGAACCTCCGCACGTTCTCACGAAGGATCTCGGCAAGGACGCGCTCAAGGAGTTCGACAAGATCACGAAGCGCGAGGATGAACTCGGAAAGAGTGTTGGTCGCATCTTCGATCGACAAGTGAAAGCCGTCCTCGAACGCATCGCAAAGCAGGACGCTCCAACAGCGGAACTCGCCGCAGAAGTTCAGTCTCTTCTCGAATCGAAGAAGTGGCGGAAGGACATCGTCGACGCGCTTCGACCCTATCTCGAAGACTCGCTCGCGGCAGGCATCATCCTCGGGAAGACGACGCTTGAGAAGATGAAAGCCTTGCCGGTGAACTTCGACAAGCACGGCGAGGATCTCAAGGCATACGCTCGAACCGAGTCGATCCGTCTCGCGAATCGCGCGGCAGACTCGACGAATCGATGGACGGCGGTCAAGTTCTCGAAGGTCATCGGCGACGGAGTCGCGAACGGCGAAACGATTCCAGAGATCGCGGAGCGCGTGAAGACGTGGGCCGTGAAGGACGGAGACGCGGAACGCGCGACGACTCGACGTGCTCTGACGATTGCTCGAACGGAAGCGCAACGCGCGAGCCGACGCGCCGAGGTCGAAGCGTGGAAGGCATCCGGTGTCGTGACCGGAAAGACGTGGCTTCTCGCGCCTGATCCTTGCGAATTCTGCGAGGCCGCGAGCGATGCGTTCTCGAAGAATGCGATCGGCCTTGAGGATTCCTTCTATCAAAAGGGAGATTTGCTTTTTGGATCTCCAGACAAGGAAGGAAACCGACGAGAGATGCTTATGGATTATGAAGACATCGACGGGCCTCCTTTGCATCCGAACTGCCGCTGCGCTCTTCAGCCTCGGCTCGACGACGAGTTCGAAGCAGAAATGCAACAAGCAGAGCGCGAACTCGCCGAAGCGGAAGCAGAGAATCTGCGTCAGATCATTGCGGAGAATGCAGAAGAAATCGCAGCGATTGACGCGCAAGTCGAAAGGATCATGCGATGAACGATCTGAAGCGGAAGGCACTCGGCGCGGAACTCACTTCGACGGCGAAGGGATTCACCGCAGTCATCACGGCAGAGACGCTCGATCGCGACGGCGAGGTTCTGATTCCTGCGGGAATGAACTCGAAGGAGTTCGAGCAGAATCCGACGCTCTTCTGGAATCACGACTACGCGGAGCCAGTCGGAACGACGGTCGGCCTCAAGCGTCGAGAGCGCGACATCGTCGGCGACTTCGTCTTCGCGAAACGGCCTGACGGATACTCAGGCGACTTCTTCCCCGAGGTTGCCGCTGCTCTCGTCGGTCAAGGCATCGTTCGCGCCGTATCGGTCGGATACGTGCCGGAGGCCGGAGGAGTGCGCCGCGCGACGGACATCGATAAGAAGAAGTACGGCGAGGACGTGAAGACGATCTACTCTCGATGGAAGTTGCTCGAAGTCTCGCTCGCTCCATTGCAGGCGAATCCGGAAGCACTCATCACGGCGGTGAAGAAAGGCATTTGCTCGCCTGCTTCCGCGCGGAAATGGTTTGGCATCGAGCCTCCGAAGAGGACGGTCGTTTCGATTTCGATTCCCGCGCACTCATCTACAAAGGCGGCGCGGTCGATCATGCTCTCTGAAACCGTAGAGCGCGAAATTGCTCGCGCTCGCGGTCGACTCTGGCTCTGACCGTTCGGCCTTCGCTCACGGCACTTCGCTTGAAACGCGGCCTCGCTCGGAAGAGAGGAGTTGTCTCTTTGAATTCGAAAGGTACAGACATGAAGACGATGAATCTCGATCAGTTCAAGAACGCGCTTGAAAAGGCCGCTCGCATCAAGGGTGCGGACGGCGTGGCAATGCAGAAGAAACTCATCCTCGAAGGCTACATGGTCACCGATGCCGAAGGCATGGCCGTCGATCCAGACACGCTCGACGTGACGATCGCTGCCGCTGCTCCATCGACCGACATGATGAGCGAAGAGGAGAAGGAACAGATCTCGAAGTCGATCCGTCGCGAAGTCGCTTCGCGTCTCGATGCGATGCCGCGCGGCCTCTCGGCTGTCGCGAACGTCGACGACAAGCCTTGGGAACGCGCTCGCGTTTATAGCGCAGGCCGCAAGGCTTTCTCCTCGAAGGAGATGGCGTGGAAGTTCGGCACGTGGTGTCTCGCAACTCTCGGCCACAAGAAGTCAGTCGAGAATTGCAAGAACTTCGGAATCGCGATCAAGGCTCACACCGAAGGTGTGAACTCGCAAGGTGGCTTCCTCGTTCCTGACGAGATGGCCGCTGAACTCGTCACGCTTCGCGAGCAGTACGGTGTCTTCCGTCGCAATGCGAAGATCTATCGCATGACCTCGGACACGCTCCGCATTCCTCGCAAGAATACGGGCCTCACGGCGTACTGGGTCGGCGAAGCGATCGCCGCGACCGAGTCGACGATGGGCTTCGACAACGTGCAACTCGTCGCGAAGAAGTTGACTGCGCTGACGACCGTCTCGAATGAACTCCTCGAAGACTCGATCATCGACCTCGCGAGCGATGTCGCGAATGAAATCGCGTACCAGTTCGCCTTCAAGGAAGACGACGCAGGCTTCAACGGCGACGGCACGTCGACGTACGGCGGCGTAGTCGGCCTCGCAACTGCGCTCTCAACCGCGAACATTCAAGTCAGCGACTCCGGCGCGGCGACAAACTATTCAAACATCACGTCGGCTCAAGTTTCGACAGCGTTTGCATTGCTTCCTGCTTGGGCGTTCCAACGAAACAACGTGAAGATCTTCTGCAACAAGTCGACCTATCACGCGGTCTTCGAGCGTCTCGCGTTTGCTGCGGGTGGAGCGACCGCAAGCGAAATCGTGAATGGCATTGCGACTCCGAAGTTCTTCGGAACTCCAGTCGAATTCACGCAAGTCATTCCGTACACGCCAACGACTGGCGATTCGGTCGTTGCCTACATCGGCGACCTCTCGCAATCCTGCTATCTCGGCGATCGCCGCGCGACTTCGATTGCGTTCAGCGATTCGGCTCTCAACGCCTTCGAGCAAGACGAACGCGTTGTTCGTGGAACCGAGCGCGTCGACATCGTGTGCGCGAACGTCGGATCGTCGTCCGCAACTGGTGGCATCATCAAGTTCACCTTCTGATCCATAGGAGAAAGCACACATGAGAAACATTGCACGAATCGTCTCTGGTGGCGGAAATGGAACGACCGTCACGCAGATCACCTCGACCTTCGACACTCGCGGATTTTCATACGCGACGATTTCCGTCTTCGGAATCGCGAGCACAATCGCTCCAACGACTGTAGCTTCCAACCACGTTCTCGAAGAGAGCGACGCTGCGTCATCTGGATTTACGGCGATTGCCGGTTCAACGCCAAGCCCAATCGCATCGACTGCGTCCATCGCGACGAATATCGCGAAGATGGTCTACAACGTCGATCTTCGAGGTCGCAAGCGATATCTCAAGGTCACTTACACGGCGCACTCTGGCGACGCTCTGCTTGTGACTTGCGATCTGAGCAACCCTTCGGATGGCATCGCAACTATCAGCGAGCAAGGCTCCGCTTCCGGTGCATACGTCTGACCTTCTGATCTTCTGAACAGGGGAGAGAGGGTAGGGAAACCTACCCTCTCTCTTTGGAGGCAAGATGCGAAACTCTCAAAATATGCGATCGGTCGTTCTTTCTGAGGCGAGCGCATCGACACTCACGGCATCAGTCGACACGCAAGGCTTCCGCTTTGCGCGTATCGCCTTTTCATCCGCATCGACTGGCGCACCGACGACGAACTGCAAACTTGAACAGTCAGACGATAATTCGACTTGGGAAGCGATTCGAGGAATCGTTCTTGGGACTGACTACACGCTCGCAACGACGACGAATCTCACGACTCGTCCAAAGGTCCTTTGGGATGTGAATCTCGTAGGTCGCAAGCGATATCTCAAGGCGACGATCGAACACGCGACCTCTGGCCGAGGTCAACTCAACGCGATGCTTCTCGATCCGATCGACGGCATCACGACCGTTGCCGAGACTGGCGCAGCGAACTACGTCATTTCGTAACGAGGAGATTCGATGCGAAACTCGCAAGACTTCAAGATGGTCGTTCTCGATCAGTCGTTCGGTCAGAGTTTCACGGCATCCGTCGACACTCAAGGATACCGATACGCTCGAATCATCTTTTGCTCGGATTCATCGGGAAGGCTTGTCAGCGGAACCAAGATCGAGCAGTCGGACAAGGGAGTCACTTGGGAAGCGATTCCGAAGATGGTTGCCGGAGTCGATTACGTTCTTCCGACAAAGGCGACATCGACGACACAGCCGAAGATCGTTTGGGATGTCTCGATGCTCGGGAAGAAGCGATTTCTCAAAGCCACAATCGAGCAGATCCTCGAAGGAAATTCGATCATCATGGCTCAACTTCTTGAGCCGATCGATTCCGTCACGACTGCCGACGAAACTGGAGTCACGACCTACGCGCTCGGATGATCGACAAGCCTCTTTCTTTTTCCGGTGGGGAGGCGGCACGTCCGTCTCCCCTCTATCATTCCGAAGCCAAACGGCAAGGAGACATCATGGAAGAACTGAAGGACGGAGCCGACATCGGCTCGGGCTTGACGCAAATCCGCACGGAGGA